GTTGTTCTGGATGGCGGTCAGCCCCTGCAAGTCTTCGGGCGGCGCGTCGTAGTTGTCCGTGGCAAGGATGTCAAACAGGTCACGCGAGTCAAAGTCGTCGAGGAAGGTGTACACACCGCCATCACCCCAGTACCGCGCAGTCGTGGTGGGCGGGTTCTCAGAGACATCATGAAACATGGTGCCTGCGGCTACGATGGTGTTGCCAACATCCCCTGCCACCTGCGCGTACTCGAACGTGTAATCATCAATCACATCCGTGACGATGCCACCCGTGATGTCGAAGGACGCCACAGTGCAACCACTGATCTTGAAGCGATCATCGACCGACAGGTTGTGGGGGAAGATCAGTGCGACACGCGAGACGTTGGCTGTGCGCTGCACCGAGGCCAACCCGGTAGGAAACCACAGGGTCTGGAGTAAGTAGAACTCCGTGCCCGACGCAGCCGCCAGCGTGCGGTAGAGCTTCACACCACGCACAAAGTTGTCGCCAGACGGTTTGACCGTGGGGATGTTGGACACCGTGACGGAGATGCCTTCTTTGATGAACAGGTCGTCAGACGGCTTGGCCGCGATGGACTCCTCATCCCAAGGCGTGATCCATGTAAAGGTGTACGCCCGCGCTTGCGTCAGCCCACCGAGATTGACCTTGCCAGCACTGCTCGTGGTCGTAGTGATCTGGGGGCCGGGGCTGAAGTAAGTGAAGGTCGTTGGATTGGTGACTGTGCATTCGACGTTGGTTGCGTTTAGATTGCGAATGTCCCATTTCACAGTGCCACTGGTCGTGTTGGGCACCGTCGTGATGATGTCGAACGTGTTGGTCGCGACGTTAGTAACAGTGTATGTGCCATCGGCTGCGGTACCAGATGTGAAGTCCAGCGTGACCTGTGCGCCGTTTGACAACCCGTGAGTGGTGATTGTGACCTGAATGGTTGTGGTGCCCGAGTTTGTCCACGTGATGTTGCCCGACCGAGCGGCTGCTACTGGGGCTGTGATGGCGAAGGTGTCCTTGTCGATCACGCTGACCGAGTACGCACCATTGATGGTGGTATCGGCGCTGAACTGGAGGTTTGTCACCATACCAGTCTGAAGGCCGTGGTCAGTGATCGTGACGGTCAGCGACAATGTGCCGGAGCTTTGGACGTAGGTGCCGGTACGGGTCGATCCTGTTTGTGTGTATGTGCCGTTGATGTAGCTGAACCCGGAGACGGACACCGAATTACCGGTACGCAAGCCATGCGATGCAGAAGTCACGATGGTGACGATGTTGGCTGCATCACGGGCATACGAAGTAGTCGTCTTCTCGGTGAAGGTTCCAGCGGTCGTTGTCAGTTGTAGCGCATCGTCAGGCGGTGCCAGTCCGAGGTCATAGTACCCCGTGGGGTACGGCGCTGCGCCAGTCGTCGCCAGTTCGTAATTGCTGACCTTGGGTTTGCCGTCACCCGAGTAATAGAACCGCTGCTCGTCCTTGTCGGTCTTGGAGGCAACAGCAATGTCCACATCAGTGAGCCACGAGAGCCACTTCTGCTCATCAGTGTCTGGGTCGCGCAGCGCGAACAGCGTCTTGATCGCACCAGTCCGGCCCGTGTTGGCAACCACAACAGGTTGTGGGTAGGGGATCAGATCACCGGAGTACAGCTTGCAGTTGTTCGCAATCTGGCCCGCCGTGTTGGGAAGCAACTCCGGCGAGATTTTCGGTGCGGTACCGAGGAAGCCTATGATCTTGACGCCAGCCATTACGCGACCAGTCCTTGTAGGTAAACCGTTTTGCCGTCTTCCTTGACGGCAGTCAGCGCCTGCTTCTTCAGGTTTTCGTGGTCATACGACACATGCACCCAACCGCTGTCCGGCACACCCTGAGTATAGAACTCAAGGATCACCTGAGTAAACAAGAGATTGCTGCGAATCCACTCCGCCAGTTCTGCGTTGGGTACGCCGGGGATTTCGATGTCCGCAGCCATACCCCGGCAGTGGTCAGATGTGCGTGAGCCGCCGACCTTGGCGTTGACATCGGGGCTGCGGTACCCAGAGTTGACTTTCACGCCCTTGCCGTAGTGGTCACGCACAGGTTGCAGTACGTGGACAGCCAGCGCCTGCAAGTTGCTGGTGATCTCTTGGGGTGGCGAGTTGTCCATGTCGTAGCGCAGCGCCGTCTCGCTCTTGGTCATCTCGGACAGCGTGAAGTTTTCGGTCAGGTTCATTTTACTGGCCCTGACTTAGAGAGCAGGTCGGTCTTGGCCTGTGAGCCAGCACTGCTGCCAAAATAATAGGCAATGATGCCCGTCCATGCGGTGCCGAGCGAGCCGAGCATCATCAAGATAGCCGGGTTGCTGCTGTCAATCTGATTGAAGAACATCATCACCATAATGCCAAAGAAGCCCAGCGTCACTGCGCCAGCCAGAATCGGCGGCATCATAGAGCGCGTTGTGGCCTGCATCTCCCTTGCTGACTTCCTGTCTTCGACCTCCAGTTTCTCGAAGTTCAGGCCGAGTTCCTGCGCCTGCTTTTGCAGTTCAATCTCAGCAATTTTGACCTGCGCAATCTGCTCGGCTGACAACTTGTTGTTGGAGATCATGTCGCCAACTTTGTCAGGATCAACCCCAATGGCTTTGGAGATAGCGGACACAGCCATACCTGCCAGTGGGCCACCCATCGCCGTAGCAATAGTCGGTGCAATCTGTTTGAGCCAGTCCATTATTTCTTCTCCAACTTTGTGTTGATGACGGCAATCTCTTGTCTGTTGTGCATGATGTCATCCCGATTCTTTTGGATTTCTTTTTCCAAATCTTGCCGCAATTTTTCCCTTGCTAACTCAGCGCCACTGTTAGACGCCTGTTTGTTGTCGGATGTGACAACAAGGGAAATCTTGCTGTTGAGGATAGTCACCTCATGGCTTAAATTGGACAAGGCGCTCATCAAATAGACAACGCAGCTAAACAACAGTGGCAGTATTGCAAACGTAGCCTTCTCAATCAGTGCGCCTTTGTCGTCATTCATCTTCCATCTCCAACAATTTGCCAAGTCAAATACGCCACTAATCCGACTATGGATGACACCAGCGCAGTCCACAATCCAAAATTCACAATGTCGCTAATTTCCTCTGCTCTTACCGCCTTGGCGTGAGCTACTTTAGCCTCTGCCTTTTTCCGCTCTGTAACCATGCGGTTACGCTCCGACATGATGGCGTTCCAGACATCATCATTACCTGACCAGATCAGCATCTGTTTTAATTCGTTCTCAGCATCCTGAAGCTGCTTGAGTTGCATCACCGTCTCAAACGCCACCGCCGTATCGCTCTTGCCAAACTTGGGCTTTTTGACCGACTCTTTTGCGATGACATCCTTCGCCTCGAAAAACTTCATCAGATCACCGCTGATGCTATTGATGTCCTTGCCCATCTTAATTGCGGCTTGGACGCCTTTGATTGCCCCTTGGGCTACAGCAAAGGCGGTGATCGGATCAATCATCGCACTTACTTTTTAGATTTCAACATGCACTTGCCCATTGCTTTGCACTTGGCGGCATTGGGGCACGCAGCACATGGCTTGAACACCATTCCGCCTTTTTTGTAAGCCATAGGCTTGGAGGCGGGCTTGTCTTTTTTCATCATCATTCCGGGCATGATTTACTCCTTAGTAAGTTTGGTTTCGAGCTTTGTAAACAGCAGCCCGAGGGTGCTGTCGATCTTGTTGAAGCCGTCTTTCATGTCGTGCTTCAACTCCTTGAAGTCGTCCTTGATGTCAGTCATTGCAACTTTGAAGTCGTCCTTGCGGACGTAGACTTCAGGGAGGTCACGTTCGATCTGCTTCATGTCGGCCTTCAATTCTTTAATGGCGTCCCAGACGACCTTCAGCACCCACCCGAAGGCGGCACCTAGTCCTGCAAACAGCCAGTTGACAATCGTCTGATCCATAGCGGTTCCTCACAAACCTTCGCCGGGGGTAACGTACACCAAGGCTGTGCTTGAAGCAGTTACACCTGAAAAAAATGAACCTGCTGGGAAGCCAAGTACTTCAACCGCACCAGCTACAAGAGGAATAGCCCCAGCAGCAATTGACGCAGCTTTAGTTTTGGCAGTGGCGTCATCGACCCCAACCCCAAGTAAGACCGTAACAATCCCGGTGTTGATGATGCGGTACTGGTACGCAGGTCTTGTAGTCGGAGCCGAAGAAACAGCTTGGGCTGAGGTGGGCGCAGAAGTAGCTGCGGTAAATGATACCGTAGTGCCTAATGGGCTAAATGCGAGTGCGGCTGCGGGCATGATTAAACTCCTTGTGCAGCTTGAGCCGCTTGATAAGCCGCCACCACAGCCGCCGTATGCGTTGCTGCACAGATAGCCTTGACACGGGCATCCTCGTTGCTGTAGTCAGCGCCGGGGGCGACAACATGGCGGTGGAACGTGCCGCCGATCTGTTTGCCGTCCTCAAGTATGGCGGTCTTGGTGCGCACTTGAACGCTGCCGTTTTCAATGACTTCAATCAGATCGACAGAGATAATTTTTTCGAGAGACATGATTTTCCTTTAGGTTGAGTGTCCAACTTGATAATCCAACCAAGTTAATTAACGAAATATGTTCCAGCAAAGAAAATAGACTTTCCACTTATTGCTGAATTTGTTACGTTAAGCCCCGGAGTAAGTGGAAATACGTTAGATGTGTTTCCTGATAAATACGTAAGACTTGCAACAGAAGCATCTGAATAAATAAGAGACATTTGTATTGAATCAGAGGCAGTAAATGGAAAACCAGCAAATTGAGCCGAAGCGGTGCTTGCTGTTGATGGATATGTAATAAGGCCTTGTATAGATACAGCCCTTCCTACTTTTGTATATTTCGCATAACCAACTGTAAATATTAAACCAGCCCCACTTTGGTCTGATGGTGTCCAAGTCCCCTCCTCATAGTCAGCCAGCAACTCACTGGTCATCGTGCCAGAGCCTGATGCAGTAGCAGAAAAGTCAATGCCTTTTGTATTGGACAAAACAAGGTTGCCAGTAGATAGCGTGACGTTGCCAACCAAAGTGGGGGCTGATGCCAGTACGTTGTCGCCCGTGCCAGTGTTGGTCACGCTGACAATCTCTTTGCTTGCGTTCAATGCCAGCGCAGTCGATGCGGTCAGATTGGACAGGGTGCTTGTGCCTGAGACGGATAGATTCACGCCATTCAGGTCAGCGCCGCCCTCGACCCGTTGCCACACCGAGCCGTTGAAGGTTGCCAGATCGCCCACACCCCAGTTGCTGATGCCGTTCAGGTTGGTTGTGCCTGCTGTGCCGACAACGTAGTAGTCGCCTTTAACACCTACGCTGGAGGTAAGTGCAGGGCTGTTGGCATTGGCATCCCATGTGCCCTTGAAGTTCAACGCGCCGATAGCGTTGGTAATGGATGAGACTGATTTAAGCATGATTAGCAGTCCTCAGCGTCAGCAAACGCTTCTTGGGTCTTCAAATGTTCGTAGGCTTGCTTAATTGGATTGTTGCCTGCAATGTCGTAAGCGCAACCAAAAGATGCATCGGCAAAGTGCGGAAGACCTGAATTGTCTTTGTAAGACCTGACTTGAAACTTCATTGTGTCTTTGCTGACCTGAGTTCCTTCAACACGGTGATAAGCGTCATTTGCCGCAAAACCATGTACCGTAGTAACTGTTTTCTTTAAAGCCATGCTATTTCTCCTTATTACAAATTACCTTCAGAAACCCAAGTACCGGGCGTTCCCGCAACAGTACATGCCCATGACTTAGGTTGCCCGATAACTGGATTGGAATTGATGCAGCGATCCCCGACAGCCCATGTTCCAGTGGTTGGTGCGGCAGACCAAGAAACAATAAGCAGCGAGCCATAATACCCAATTAAGTCGTTACCTTGTGATTTTGAAAGATTTATTCCGGTAAACGGACGCTTTTCTGGAGTGTTTTGTCCAAGGTATCCTGTTGCGCCACCAGCGCCCGAAGACCACGAAAACCATTTAACTTTGCCAAACGGGCTGCTTAAATAATTTGTGCCGGTAAACGTAGTAAGCGCAAGGTAGATGAAAATTCCGTCAGCAGGGATGTTGCTTGTAATCTGGTCGTACACCATTACATTTTCAATAGACGATGATTGAAAGCTGGCAGCTTGGCCTTGATTTCCAATATAAGTAGTCCCTGCGCTAATGATCAAATTGGTGTTTTTTACATACGCACCTTGCGTTATAAGACAGGCTTGCTGTTGTGTCGCAACAATAGTACAACCATCCAACAAAACATTGGGGACTGTATCAAACTGAACAACAAAGCCGCTGTTGTACGTCGCTCCCGTAGGACTCAACGACACCTCATCCGAAAATTTACAGTTGTAGAATTTTGTCGCATCGTCGGGATTTGTTACGCTTGTAAACGGATTGACACTACTGCCAACCATCAGGCAATCCCTAAAAACAAGTCGTGGTTTTTTCGGCCAAATAGCCCAGCTTGTTGTGCCGATAAACTTGCATCTCGTAAATGTAACGCCCGATGTGTCGCCGGAATCTGCAACCATCCCGACGGAGGCGTTGTTCACCATTTCACAATCAATAAACGCGGAATTGCGGATAACCGCAGACTCAGCTTCCAGATCGACGCCAGCCGCTGGTGCGGATGTAATAACTCCTTTGCCAGTGTTATTAAATTTGCAACCGATTGCAGTTAGGCCATTTGCGCCAACAACCGACATTCCTTGCCTGCCGTTGTAATCGCTTACGACGTTTATCAGCGTGGTTGGCTTCAAAGGTGAAGTTTCAGTCAATCCAGTGTAGCCAATTGTAATGCCGTCAAGGCAATGATGATGAGTGTAAACATTAGACACATTTAAAATATCGGTGTTGTAACTAAGTATTCCGTAAGAAACTAATTGCCTGCCTGTATCACCCCAAGTACCTCCAATGATCATCGATGCGCTGTTTCCGTCCAACTCAACTGAACCGATTACCGAGACATTTGCGTTATTGCTGGAGAACACCATAACACCCAAATCTGCTCGATAGTCAAAGTCGAGAAAGGGCATTGATGGGGGGTTGTACACTACGCCAGTTACAGGGTCAAAAGACCCATATCTCAGCCCCGGTGCCATTTTCATAACAACACCCTGAAACTCAATAACAACCGGCTTTGTGCAATTCTCAATTTTAATGATTGCACTGCCTTGGTACGAATAGCCTAGGCCAGTCGCTCCAGCAAAAGTCTGTTTTCCTACAGTGTATGTCCCCTTGGGGGTAACAAGTTTTCCGCCGTCAAGCGCGTTGATATATGCAGAGGCTGCGACAAAAGCATCAGTGCAGTTGTAAGTCGATGTACCAGCAATGATTGCTGCGTGCTCAGACGGCGGGATAAAGTCGAAAACCGAAATCTCCTCTTGTAATCGACTTGCGACAGATCGCGTGTAAACCCCCGTACCACCGGGTGTAAATTGTGTCACGGTAGAAAGCGCAGCTTCCTGAAGCGCCGCCTCGACATTCGTGCCGGTGTAGTACCCGCCAGCGTCCACAATCGAGATTTCTGCTGCCGTGTCGAAGGCTGCTACACGATCCGTGATAGCGTCGATCACGGACTGCGCGGTCACGCGAAGTTCAACACGACTACCGCCCGCAAACGACTGCGCTGTCGTTCCTTCCTGCGCACGGGCGATGGTTAGCGAGTCACCAGATCGTGCTGTGGCTTTGACGATCTCCTGCGTACCCGCAGTGCTGGTAAGCGTGGCGTAGAAATAGTCTCCTACGGTCAGTACAGGGAACTCCGCACCGTCTCCGGTTGCGAGAACAGCACCAGTGTCCGAAGCACTGACCGCAGTAGCAAGAGTACCCGAGGCGTTGTTGGCGAGTTTGATCGGCATAGTCTGTCCTCAGAGCAGCAGGAAATCGAGGTCGGTAAACTTCGACAGCATATTCTCAACCGTGACACGAATCTCAAAGCGGCTGTTGGCGGGGAACGGAATTGCCAGTGTGCTCTCTTGCCCACGAACAATCGTCATCGTGTCGTCAGTGCGAGCCGTGACCTTCACAATCTCATAGTGGTTGTTGACATCCTGAATGGTGGCATAGAAATAATCAGTGCCCCCCAGAATGGGGAAGTCTACGCCGGTACCAGTGGCGACCACCAAAGAAGTCGCTATGCTGCTGATCGCCAGCGGCACAGTGGTTGAGGCGTTGTTTTTAAGTTGGATTCCCATGTCAGGCTCCGAAAGGTTGCATCCGCACGCGCATGGTGCCGCGCACATTGCCGAGGTTGGCCCGAGCACGACGCTCAGAGGTCTGGTACACGTACTGCTTGGCGTGGTACGCAGCAAGCTCACGATCAGACCACGCTTGGTTTGGCAACACCAAAAGATGTTGCAGCGCCCCGTGCATGATGACTTCTTCCAGTTCATCCATGATGAACTCATCCATCCCGGTCGCGTTGCGCTTGGGCTTGAGCGCCAAGAACATGCGGCACCGGTACGGCTTGTCGTTGTTGGGCAGCGGCAGGATGATGTACTTGTCCGGCGTCACCTGCGTGATGGCCTGCGGGGTGCTGGCATCCGCTATGATTTCAGGGGGCAGCACGTAGGGCGAGTTCTCGTTGAACAAAGCCTCGTTGTACTCAAAACTGTTGAAGACGTTTGGAGGCGTCAGGCTCCACGCCACAGCCGGGTCTTGCCCGCTGTAGAGGTCAGCCCACTGGGGGTACAACTCGATGGCCTTCTCCATCGTCAGGCGCTCCAAGGGGCGGTCGTTGACCACCGCCTCGAACATCACATGCACATCGGTCGTCACCGGCTTGTTGTAGGCGTACTCACTGACACCGGGCAACAAGTTGAACAGCGGCACTTGGTACCGATAGTACAGCGTGCGTTCGCACGTGCGGATGGCCGAGTCGCGGATGTACTGCACGATGGTGGCGTAGGGGCACCCCGGCACAGAAGCCTGCACACGGGGCACGAGGGAAGCGAAGGTACGGTCGGCCATCAGATCACCTGCCTTGGGTCTTGCCCGCCTGCTTCGGTGTCAGTGATCGTGCGCGACTGCAACGACACACCGAGTCCCTGTACAAACGAATCTTGGAACAGCTTGGCTCGGCCCGAGTTCACGTGCTCGTTGTCGATGGACTCGGCCAAGAACACAGTACCGTCCACGACCGTGGGGAAGTACGCATCCGTGGGAAACGCGACCTCTTGGTTGAAGGTGTAGTCGGGCGGCGTCTGAGCGTACTCCCCGATAAGCACAACACCCGCCACTGGGGCGGGGTACAAGAAGAACCTGTTGGGGTTGCGCACGTGACGCATGAAATTCACGGGTTGGCCGGGAGTCTCGCGCACCCAACCGGGGGCTGTGCGATCCAGTGTCTCGCGGTTGACTTCCGTGACAGCATCGCCGTCCTTGACTTGGAAGATTTCGATCAGCCGTGTCGAGTCCGCAGGGCAGCTTTGCAACACGGTGGCCGGAGTCGTCGGAATATCCCCAATCACTGCAAACAGGTCGGGGCGAAGCATCACCATGCGCTTGAACGTCTGATTGACGAAGCCGAGCATCACCGTATCGCTGTAGCGGAACGGTGCCTTGGTGTCTTGGATCAGACGACGCACTTCGGTGATGACTTCGTTGGGTGTCATGCAGGCAATCCTCGTGAGGCTTCCTCGGCCAGTTCAGCAGGAGTATACGGCGGAGCCTCTGGAATGTCATCAGTTGACAAGTCAAGCGCACCCTTCTTCTTACGTCCAGTTGCCTTCACAGCTTCTGCAACACGCTGTGCAGCAGCCGGAGGGATGAACCGCTCAGGGTAAGCGACCTCCTCGGGCACGACTTCGCACTCGGGGTTCTTTGCCAGAATGGGGTTGAAGTCATAGATAAAGCCGTCGGCCTTGACTCGGATGTACATTTTGCTCATCTAGATTTTCCTTTTGTTGGTTGACTATCGGTACTGCGCAGTCTTCTTTGCAACAGATTTTGGCTGGGCTACGAACTGCTTCCCCGCAGCTTTGCCCATGCGCTTTGCACGTGTTGTTGCAGCGTACTCAGCAGGGCTGAGACTTTTAATCGCAGCTTCAGGAAGGTATCGCTCACCCGTGTCAGAAGATTTTTTACCACTTTTGGTTCTCCATTTTTGGTCGCCCCAGTCTCTGAGGCTTTTCTGTGGGGCTTTCATGTCAGTCCCTATACCCGCCGCCAGCGGCCTTGTACTTCTTGGCAACAAGTTGCGCTTTGCGTGCGCTCCACTGCCCAGCCGCAGTACCCTGCACCGCAGCAGACTTCACCTGCGACACGATCCGCTTGCGCAGTTCGGGCTTGGTGTAGTTGCCAGCGGCATTCACCGTGGATTTGGCTTTGGGTTTGGTAGCCATGTCAGCACTTCCATGCCCGCAGGCTTTTGTTGATCCGACTGTTGGGGTCGTTGGCTGTCTTGGCGCTGGTGTTCTTCTTTTTCATGCCCTCCATCCGGGCACAGAACGAATCCTTGCGCGGGCCACCTTCGGGCTGCGGAGCCTTCAGTCCGGGTTTACCCGGATTGGCCTTGTTGTAGGACGCACGCCCCTTGGCGTTCAAGCCGCCCTTGGGGTCTTTGCCTTCCTTGCGAGTCCATGCTGGTGTCTTTGCCATTATGCGATCCTTTCAGCAGAAACGATTGCAGACGGGATCGCTGGGATCGCCGGAGGGCCAGTGACCGCTGCCGTGTGGTCAAGCGTCACAGCCACGTTCTCGGGGAGCCAATACACTTGGATGTACTGACTTGCAGTCACGGTTGCGTAGAACACGATCTGGAAGAACGCACTGCCGCCATCTGAGGCTTTTGGTATTGATATTTTGGTGGCAGAGCGAACTATGTTCGTGCCATTCAGCGCAAACCAGACCGTTATATCGTGGTCAGCCGTATCCGAGTTGGCGAACTGGAGGTTTGGCATCACAGCATAGGTACCTGCCGCAGCAAAGGTCAAGCGCGTGAGGTTAGTGCCGTCTGTCACCATCGTGATACCTGCACCAACGATTTCTACCGTACCAAACTTCACAGGGGTTGGGACAGTCGTGCTGCCCGTCTGGTCGGTGACATCAGAAAACGCAGCGTAGGCCCGGTCTGTAATGGTGCTGAACGGTACCTTGCCACTCACCACGTCGATGTTGGTGATGTTCACCTCGCCCGTGCCCTTGGGCGTGATGTTCAGGTCGATGTTGGCATCGGTGCCATCAGCGGCTAGTGTGCTGCCATTGAGGTTGCATCCTGCGGCTGCATTGCCAGTTGCCAGTGTTGTGGACTCGACCAGCGTCAAGCCAGTAAACGATCCAGTGATTGTTACGCCCGACAAGGTGCCGCCTGTGATGGCAACGCTATTGGCTGCTTGTGTCGCCATTGTACCCAGACCGAGGTTTGTGCGGGCATCGGAAGCCGTAGAAGCGCCTGTACCGCCATCGGCAATAGCGAGGTCAGTGATACCCGAGATCGTTCCGCCTGTGACCGCTACCTTAGTCATAGCGACTGAGCCTGTGCCGTTAGGGGCCAGAGTCAGGTTGCCGTTGGTATCCAGCGTACTGATCGTGTTGCCATCAACTTTGACGTTATCAACTTCGATGTGCGTTGTAGCAACCTTCAGTGCAGTGGCGACTCCCGTACCGCTGTACACCGTTTTAGCAGTCGCGGTTGGGCCATCATCTACATGCAGTATCTGATCATACGTACTAGCAATCGTATTGCCTGTTAGATTGGTTGGCATAAAAAATCCTTACACTGGCGTCACAAAAGTAGAACCATCTGCAACGTACCAAGGGCTATTATTTACGGAACCGCTAGCTATCATTATCCGGTTATTTGTCGTGTCGTACACAACTTTCCCTGCAACTTTATTAGTTGTATTGATCGCATTAGCAATATCTATAATAGCTGCTGCCGTAGCAGTCTGAATAACAAGCCCACTCGACAATGTTTGCTGGGCTGTAAAAGTTTGCGCCGTACCAAGAACCGCCGCAGTGCCAGCAACCATTGTTACATCGCCATCGGCAAGAGTAACAGTTCTACTAGCTGACAACGTAGTTGGTATCAAAGTTACTTGAAAACTACCAGTGCCACCTGCACGTCCTGCAATTACTACAGCATCCTGCGTTGCAGCTACTTCGGAACGAATTGCGTTACCAACGCGAAAAGTTTTTGCCCCAGTAAAAGTTTGTGCCCCGGCGAGTTTAGCAGTTTCGCTATCAAGTTCAGCAATTGCCGTAGGGATTGTTGTCGCCGAAATAGTACCTGATGGTGTATACGGCAAATCGCCCACGATGCCAGCAGCAAGCTGTGAGCGGAGAATACGCTTGGTCGTATCAGTACTCGTGTCGTAGATGACGAGGTTGTCGTCATTAGCGGTGCTTGCACCTGCGATGGCAGTCAAGTCTGGAATACGCTGTCCGGGCATCTTCTTCTCCTATAGAACAGGGGGCACGAAGCCCCCTGCCAGTTTACACCGCTGCGCTGAACGGAGTAGCTTCAGCACCTGTCGCAATGAGATTGCCCTGAACTGCATACAAGTTCGTTGCAAGATCAACAAACGTGAAAAGACCCCCGGCCAAACCCCCGGTGGTGCTGCCGTTCATGGTGATCGTGTCACTGGTAGTGGTAGTACTGAACTCAGTACCCGTACCAGCGGCTTGATCAGTCAGATACAACGAACCCGACATGACATCGGTAGCGTCAGCAACCTGAACCTTGTAACTATTGCTCGTTACAAGAGTGCCCACTGCAAAACGGAACACAGCACCAGAGCCAACGGCAGCAGGCAGCGTCGCCGTCACCCCAGCAGCACGGTCTAAGACAATGATCTTGCCGTCGTGAGCGGCAACAGTCACAGCCAGAGTTGCAGCATTGGCCGACACGAGCCGTGTAGACACATCCGCCGCAGCGTTGATCTCAGCCGCCGTAGCAGCGAGTGCAGTTCCGCCAATGGACGGAGTGACGAGGTTCAGGTCGTAAGCCGTACCCCCGTTCAGCGTCACATTGTCTTGCGTAATACCACGATAAACACCCATGATTTTCTCCTTTTAGAAGTGGGGGCCGAAGCCCCCACGGGGTTTAGTTGGCGTTGGCAACGATAGCAAAAACATTCATCACGCAGTTAACTGGAGCAGCGGTATTGAGCAGAAGATCAATCGTGTCGGCAGTAACTACAACGGATGGGTTTGCGAGATCAGCCGCTTTCAGGCCGGTAGCGTTAGACGCAACGTCGTTGGCATACGCATTCGCAGCATACGGCGTACCACCCGTAAAACCAAGGTCAAAGGTAGCAGTCGTGTTGGTAGTCTCCGCAGAGGTTACATTCACGCCAGCCGACAAAACGATGGAACCAGCAGGTAGCGAAATCACTTGCAGCGTGTCAGTCGCAGCCAGCGCGGCAACGCCAGCAGCGGAACGAGCAGCGATGATCGCAGCGAAGTCCAGTTCGACCTGAAACTTAGAGATGTCGGTGACGTTCGCGGGGTACGCAGCGGTACCCTTATTGAAGCCAAGAGAGTCGGTGTAAGCAGCCATTTTAATTTCCTTTCAGTGTTTATGGGAGATGGGGCCGAAGCCCCAATCATCAGAATTGCACGACGGCGGTGGACAGAGCTTCGCCTTTGACAACCTTGTAACCGTAGACCTGAAGGCCACGGACGATGTTGCCGAAGGTGGACTCGGAACGGATGGTTTCCATATTCGTCATCTGCGATGCGAACGTGAAGCCCATCTTGTGACCGGCGATGATGTTGTACTTGCCCGAAGACACGCTCAGGTTGTGGCTGACGTAGACAGTGAAACGATCAATCATACCAAGCCGACCATTACGAACGATGGACATGCTGTCGCCGGTGAGCGAAGCGTCCTTCAGTTCGGACTTCTTGATCAGACCAGCCATCTTGGCGGGGATGACCACAAAGCGGTCGCCTTCGGGGGCGTTGGCTTCGTCCAGCACGGTGCCGAGGTCAACCAACAGGTCAACAACGGAAGTGGTGCTCGATGCGCCGTCCTTGGTCACGGTCAGCGGAGCGCCGGTCGTGCCGAGGTTGAACGAGGCAGACTGCTCACCAGCGGTAGCACCCTTGTTGGTAGAGGCGATACCGGGCAGGATGTCGGTCAACACGCGCTGGTCGATCTTGATCTTCATACGCTCGGAAGCGTCTTTCGTCCAAGTGTCCATCAGGTTGATGTCCGACTGAACCTTGTCCACATCGTCTTCAACGCAGGCAAAGTACTCGCCCTTGTCGATCAACAGTTGGATTTTTGGCTTGTCGGGATTTTCCACGGTCAGGGTTTGGCCCTTCACGTAGTCGCGGATGGTGATTTCCGGCGTGGTGCGGATGTTCACGGCGTCGCCGTACTGGCGGATTTCACCTTCGTAGTCGGTGTTCGAGATCGCTGCGAGCACGGTGGCATCGTAGAAATTCTCGATCAGTTTGCCCGACCAGATTTCGGGGATGAAGTTGCCGCTGTAATTTGGGCGACCGGGGGAAACGGGATAAGACATGATGTAACTCCTTTAATCAGGCATTTGCGGTAATGCGGTTTTCTCGCTGGGCAGCGAAAATATCGCGTTCGATTCGGGAACGCTCCGGCTCTCGGCCTTTGTACTTCCCAGCGCGGACATCGTTGAAGAACTTCTGGATGTCAGCAGGGCTGTAGGTCTTGCCTTGGTTGGCGGACGCAGGGGTTCCGGTGCTCCGTGAGCGACCGGGGGAAACCTGTTTCTCCAACTCAGAGTTGGGAGAGTTCCCAGTGGATTGAGCAACGGCGGCTTGTCCAGTGGACTCTAGCCAAGTGCGGAAGAAACTGACGACACGCCGAGAGTCAAGCGACCGCTGGGCGTCATCGAGGAACGTTTGCCGAGTCACCCCAGTCATCGGGTCAAATTCCAACAGCCACGACTGGAAGTCGGCGTTGTCATTGATCTGACGGAAGTTCGGGACATTTGCAGACAAGTCAGCCCAGAACGCTTGCTCTGCGCTCATTTGCTGGCGTTGGGCCACGGCTTGCACCTGTGGCACCACGTTCACCTGCATTTGACGCAGCGTTGCTTCGAGTCCTGCAATGCGCTGGGCGACGGCCCCGAGTTCCTCGCGGGTCACTTTGCGCATCATGTCAATCGACTCACCATAATCCTGAACATCTTGGTCAGTGACCAGACGCTCGGCTGCTGGTGCAGCAGCTTGGGGGTTTGTGGCAGTCATCGAAGCAAGCAACTGTTCCATCTGCTGGACTCGCTGCTGCATCTCCCGGTTCTGCTGGTGCAGGCGGGGGACTTCGGCGTTGTACATACCCTGAAGTGTTCGGTACTTCTGGGTAACAGTTTCATCCGGCACATTGTCGGCACCCGGTTTCTGCTCATTGGTGGGTGCCGGAGCGGCATTATTCGGGGCAGGATTCTCGTCGGCGTAGTTCTGGTTGCCATTGTTTTCAACGGGCGTGACGGTGCCATCGGCAGCAGCCTGTGTTGCTGCGCCTGTGTTGTCGTCCGTGTTGAGTTGCTTGTACAACTCCTGAACTGCCTCGGTCTGTTTGCGAATTTGCTCTGGGATTGCCATGTTGAACGCTCCTATTGGTGTGCGTGATTAAAGACGGCGAGTTGCATCATAACTTTGCCGCTATAGCAGGGGATTGTTGTGCGAACTCAATGAGTTCGGTCACTATCTGGCAGCGCCCCTGAAACACTGCCGGATGGTCAACCGCATACGGGAGACGCTTCATCTCATGCGCGAGCACACCTTCCATCCACGCTAAAAGTTCTGGGTGTTGCCGGACAGCTTGCGCCAGTCCTTTGATGATGTGTGGCTCAGGCTTAATCATGCCGCCATCCCACTTACACGACTCTGTACCGTATTGGCCTCCATCCCGCCCTTGGGAGAGCCGTCAGGGCCTTGCGGTGCGCCACCTTGGGGTTGCTGTGCCTGCTGCTGTGCAGCGGCCATCGCAGCCCGTGCGGTGATACGACCGGTATACCCTTCCTTCTCCCGAGACGGAACAACGTCCTCCACGGACATTTGCAACCCTTTTGCGATCTCCCGAAGGATACTGGCACGTCCCTCCTTGCCGATGATCTCAAGATCAATCGGGTTGGCGGTTGCATTGAGAAATTCGATGCGGCGGATATTGACAGTCTCCTTGACCGCGAGGTTAATCGCGCCCCTAGCAAGAACTTCAACGTCGCCCTTGATGGACTCATCCTCATCGTACCGCATGTTGTACACAAACTGGCGCAGCACAATGGGCTTCACGACATCTGTGTCAATGTGCATCACGACTTGGCGGATACCTTTGCCTGCCGCGCCCATGAGCATGGACAGGCCGGATGAAGTACGCCCAGCGCCCTGCACATTCAGGTCGCCATAGACGTAGGCTGGGATGCCCGAGTGGTCGTCCGCCAAGCGGCTGAACTTCTCGTACACACCCATGAGTTCGCTCGCCCGCGAGTCGGGCTGCGTGAACCGGATGGCCGGTGCGCTCGAACCCACGGGGTCATTGATGGTCTGCCAGATTTTCCAAGGCGTCAACTGGGTGATGTCCTCGTTGGGCGGCAGGCGCTCCACGTTGACTTCGACCTGCGGGCCGCTGGAGATACCCATGTTGTTGACCAGCGCACGAGCAGCGGCGT